AACAGCAGGGCGCGCGAACGCAAACAAGTTAGGTAACGCGCTCGGGTTTGTTGGCGCTGGTCGCACTCGACTGATCGGGCCAGCCGTGTATAAAGCGCGTCGCAATATCGAAGCAGAGATGACGAAAATGATTGCTAAAACTATGCGTACCGTGCAAAGCGAGTTGTAGACATGGCACTATCTATACCTATTGTCAGCGAGTTTGACGGCAAAGGCATTGACAAAGCAATCAAAGAATTTAAGCAGTTAGAAACCGTCGGCGAAAAAGCACAGTTTGCAATCAAGAAGGCGGCTGTGCCGGCAGCGGCGGCGTTGACGGCGGTTGCGGGTGCGTTAGGTTTGGCGGCTAAAGCAGCAGCCGAAGATGAACAGCAACAGGCGATTTTGGCTAACACTATGCAAAACGTCGTTGGTGCTACTGATGCAACGGTCGCGGCGACAGAGGACATGATCGCAGCGATGTCGAGGGCGACGGGTACTGCCGATAGTGAGTTACGCCCAGCGTTTGCCGCATTATTAACTGGTACTAAAAATGTTGGTGAGGCGACTGACGCATTATCGCTTGCACAAGATATTTCGGCTGCGACTGGCAAAGATTTAGCGTCTGTAAGTGACGCACTTGCTAAAGCATATGCAGGCAATATGAAAGGTTTGCAGGCGTTGTCGCCTGAAATGAAAGGCATGATTGCAGACGGTGCAGACCTTGATGATGTAATGCTTGCGTTAAACGACAATTTTGGTGGCGCGGCCGCACGATCGGCAGAAACCGCAGCAGGCAAATTTAAGATATTAAAAACCAGTTTGGGCGAAACTCAAGAGGCGATAGGCGCTGCATTGTTGCCAGCATTAGAACGTGTGTTGCCATATTTGCAAGCAATGGCTGACTGGGCGCAACGCAACCCAACAGCGTTTATGATTATTGCAGGCGCTATATCAGCAGTCGCAGCCGCAATCGTCGCAGTAAATATCGCTATGGCGTTAAACCCGTTTGGTTTAATAGCGGTCGGTATTGCGGCGCTGGTAACTGGTTTAACTATCGCATACACAAAATTTGAGACGTTCCGCAACATCGTCAACATTGTGCTTAACGGTCTGATTGCAGGTTTTGAAACGTTCGCTAATTCGTTTATTGGTGCAATCAACCTAATTATTCGCGGCATGAATTTGATTAACCCGTTTACCGACATACCAAGTTTGCCGACAATCTCATTGGGTCGTATTGGTGGCAGCGGTGGTGCTACACCCGTCACGGCTGACACGCGCACGGCCGATCGCATGGCTCGAGAGGCAGGTCAAATAATGCCTAATCTGCCCCCAAGCATTATTGGCGGCGGTGGCGGTGCAGGCGGTGGTGGCGGCGTTGGTGGTGGTGGTGGTGGTGGTGTTGGTGGCGGCGGCGACCTAGTAACTATTCAAGGCGCATTGACCGAATTTGGTATGGCTGAACGTATCGCAGCGCGTGGTAGCGGTGGCGTAACGATTAACGTGACGGGCGGTATCTCGACTAGTGCTGAGATCGGGCAGAGCGTGTTAGATAGTTTGCTGGCCTACCAGCGCGTATCAGGGCCACTTGATTTACAGATAGCGGTCTAATGGCTGGCGTGTCAGTTGTTGCAAGTGGCAATTATGACTTAGAAATTGACACGGGGTTTGTGCAAGACGCGTTCACACTTGATTCAGCGACCGCAGGCGTTTTAGATAACACGACATATGTGCTTGACGGCACAACACAATACGCAAGCGTGTTAGACGGCATCAACCAAGTGTTTGTGCGTCGAGGGCGACGCGATCAGGGCGACCAGTTTGGTGCTGGCACTATGACGTTTACGATGCTTGACACCGACGGTATTTTTATGCCGTTTGATGAGAACAGTCCGTATTACGACACGGCTGAGGCTAAGCCGGGTTTAGCACCTATGCGGTCGGTTCGGTTGTCTCGATACAACGCAACAAACGTTAAAGAATATTTATTCGTCGGCAAGATCGTCAACTTTGATTACAACTTCGCGCTTGGCGGTTTGGATACGGTGACGGTGTTTTGTGCCGACGATTTTTATTTGTTATCGCAAACATATTTAGATGAGTACAACGTCAGCGAGGAATTGTCGAGCGTTCGTGTGTCGGCGATACTTGATCGACCCGAGGTAGCGTTCCCCGTCGCTAATCGCAGTATTGGCACAGGCACACAAACGCTTGGCGGTGATGCGGCGTTTACGATCGCGCAAGGCACAAACGTTCTGGGCTATTTAGCGCAAGTCAACGAGGCTGAGCAAGGCCGTCTATATATGTCGCGTGACGGCAACATCGTATTTGAGCCACGCATAGGCACAACACTCGACGCAAGCGTCGCAGACTTTCACGACGACGGCACAAACATACCGTACAACGGCGTAGGCATAACATTTGAAGCCGATCAAGTTGTCAACCGTGCGGTCGTGCAACATTTGGGCAGTAACAACCCGCAGATCGCTGACGACGCTGGCAGCCAAGCAACGTACTTTATACAGACATACAGCATCACAAACAGTTTGTTGCATAACGATACGGCGGCGCTCGAATTGGCAACCTATTTGCTTGACCCAAACCCTGAGCCACGATACACGTCACTAGCAACAGGGTTTCCGTTATTGAGCAGCGCCCAACGTGACGCCGTTGCCGTAATCGACATTGGTGACACAATCACTATTGAAAAATCGTTTGCCCCCGGCACTAACCCAGCGTCACTATCCCAAAACCTATCCATTGAGGGCATCGAGCATACAATCAACGTCAATACGGGCCATAGCGTCACCTACTACACGTCGCCTGTCATCGTGCTAAACGAGTTCATACTTAACGATCCGTCGTTCGGTATCCTGTCAGCAGACAACGCGTTAGGGTAAAGTAGTCAATTATGGGCGCAAACGCACAGACATCAGTACCAGTTTTTACAGCAGGGCAAGTTTTAACCGCGCAACAACAAACGGAAATTAACACGGGTATTCCAGTTTTTGCAACCACGGTTACGCGTGATGCTGCGTTTGGTGGCACAGGCGAAAAAACGCTTGCCGAAGGCCAGTTTGCTTATATTGAAGCAACTAACACTACGCAATACTATGACGGTTCAGCGTGGCAAACGGTAGGTATAAATCCGGGTTTAGTTTGTGTTAAAGCCGAGACAGCGTTTAGTGCCGCGTCAAGCGTTACGGTTGACAATGTTTTTACCAGCACTTACACAAATTATATTTTGAATGTTCGTTACACGACTTCTACAACAAATAATTTGCTTTATCGTAACCGTGTTGGTGGGGTGAGCGCGGCGACCAACTACAACTGGCAAGAACTTCAAGCATCATCAACAACGGTTACAGGTGCGCGTACTACAGGTGCAACCACCGTTTTGATTGGTTTGCCTTCAAACGGTTCTTTTATGTCGTCGTCATCTGTTTTTATTACAGGGCCTCAACTTGCTGAAGCAACTACTTTTGCGGTTTCAAACGCAGATGCAAGTGGCGCATTAACGACACCCATACTTTATCTTAATTACGGCAACCATTCGACTGCTACCGCTTATGATGGTTTTGAAATTTTGGTTTCAAGTGGTACTACAACAGGTAGTTATTCGGTTTATGGTTATTCAAAGACGGTATAAATTATGGCATTAAAAATTAACGACAACGGCATAGACCGCAATATGACTAAAGCAGAGGAAGCCGCATTTTTGCTTTCGGTTGAACAAATACAGGCTGAAACCGAAGCGCAAATTGAAGCACAAGCCGCAAAAGCCAAAGCAAAAGCCAACGCACTTGCAAAACTTGGGTTGACAGCAGATGAAGCCGCCGCACTATTTGGTTAGTTATGGCGCGAAAACCAATTAACCGATCACGTCGACAAATCGGCGACCAAACAACCAAAGGCGGTGTGATCGGTTTGTTTATTTATTGGGCAACACAAAACAACATTGACCCAGCACTTATCGCGCTACTTGTACCGATTATCTCAAGCGTGTTGGCTTGGCTATCAACAAAAATTGGTGACCCTGATCTAGCCTGCATATTTATACCCAAAAACGACAAAGACAACAAAGATTGACTAAACCGTACGTCGTCATACAGCAACCAGTTGTTAAAGGCGGTTTAGCAGGCACACGCATTTGGTCAGATTTGGCCTGCAAAAACAGCAACGGGTCACTTTGGTGCAACGGGCTATGGGTCAACCGCGATATGCGAACACGCCCCGGCATTGTCAGCAACCATGCTCGAGGGCTGGCAATGGATTTGTCTTACCGCTGGCTTAACCAAAAAAAACTTGGTGAGCGTGACGGCCGCAAAACATCGCTTGCGTTCATCATCAAATGTTTACAAAACGCCGACCACTTAGGCATACAACTTGTAATTGACTACCAGTTGCAACGGTCATGGCGGTGCGATCGTGGCACATGGAAACCATTACCAAGCGTCGAGCAAGGCGACTGGTATCACATCGAAATTGAACCCCTACTTGCACATAATCCCGACATCGTGAAAGCCCGATTTGACGCGGTTTTCGGGGCATTCCCCACATCGCCACCAAAACCCGTCTAGGGTTATAGGCCTACCGAGAAAGTAGGTCACTTATGACACTCATCACCAAAATTGGCGTATCGCTATTTATTAGCGTCACGTCAATATTCGTACTACACAAACCACCAACCCCAACACCGGCAGAATTACGCCCAGCGCCGATCACCGTATGGCAAGGTTTAGAGCCTGCAGCGCCTGTACCGCCGACCACGGTTGTTACTACGCCTATAACGCAACCTGACGCGTGTCAGACGGTGTTTGACATGGCTCGACACGTCGGCTGGGCAGAACAAGACCTAACTCAACTGGTTGCAATCGCATATCGTGAAAGCCGTTGCCAGCCTGACGCGTTTAACCCGCGTGACCCTAATGGCGGGTCAAACGGTGTTATGCAGATCAACCAGTTTTGGTGCAAACCGTCAAAGTATTACGCAAACGGCTATTTGCAGGCATACGGCCTGATACGCACCTGCGACGACCTATTTGACCTAGAGGACAACCTACGGTCGGCGTTGGCAATATTTAGATACTCAAATGGGTGGCGCGCATGGTCACTTTAAAACACCTGTTTTTAGCAAGTGTGCTAACCGCGTACACGTACCTGATAATGTCAGTCACCAACAAACGAAAGGCAAAAGATGACCGAGAACATCGACCCAAGAACTGACCCACAGTTCAAAGCACTAATGCAAGTGATGAATGACATCACACAAAACAAAGTGCCGATATACAACCCGTGGGAATTGGCGGCACGTAGCACGTTACGCAAAATCCAACACGAGATTGACGACCGCAACGTTTTAGACGACGGCGAGTTAATCGACGTGCTAAACCAAACACGTATTGAGATTAAATATTTGTTGAGCATTATCAACGATCTGCATGAGCGCGTCAAAGAGCGCGACATCGAAATTGGTATCAAGCAACTGCGCTTAAACGAAAACGAAGTTGAAATACAGCGTTTAGAGAACATGGTGCATCGTGCTAACTAAACACGACAAAAACCGTATGCGTATCGCAATGGCCGAAAGCCAAGCCAGCGCAAACGCAAAATGGACACCCGAGCAACAAGACCGCGTTGACGCGGCGATACGCAAAATGGCACGTATGTTGCCACGCTTTACAGCCGACCAAATTTGGTACGAGTTGGGCGCAACGTTTCCTGTTACTAAGGGTATGACCGCTCGACTACTGGTTGCCCAACGTCAGGGCGTTATTAAAAACACGGGTGAGATTGCTTACGCTGAGCGTGGCGGCGAACACGATCACGCGCAACGTTTGACAATTTGGCAGTCGTTATGACGGGTTTCAATCTTGACAACTATGTCGACGTGCCAACACGTCTTGGCATGGCATTAAAAAAATACCCTGATCTACGCATACAAGAAACTCAGCGCGAAATTATTGAGATGCCCGATAAGTCGTGTTTTATTCGTTGCACGGTGACGGTGTGGCGTGACGCTGCCGACCCGATACCAGCGATCGCGTCAGCGTGTGAGATTTATCCGGGTCGTACGCCGTATACCAAAATGAGTGAAAACGAAGTTGGGTTTACGTCGGCGCTTGGCCGTGCGCTCGGATACATGGGGTTTGGTATCAGTAAGTCGATCGCGTCACGCAACGAGGTTGAGGCCGCGCAGTCACGTCAACCGACTGGCAGGCTCGCCCCAGTTGTACCTATGCACGATGTCGAAGTGCCATTCCCCGACGAGCCACAGCGTGAGTATGCGTCACCTAAGCAGTTGGGCATGATGCGGGCGTTGGCTAATGGCCAGGGGCTTAAAGGCGACGATCTCAAAACATTCATCAGCGCAACGTTGGGCCGTGAAGTGCATACATCAGGCGAGTTAACAAAACGCGATATCAGCAAGGTCATTGACGCGTTGAAAGCGAGCGAACCGAAATGAGCGCACTACTAAAACATTTGACGAAGGAACATCACATATTAAGTTTGGTTGTTAAAGACCTTGCAAAAATTAAAACGTTTTACCCGAGTTTGTATGCTGACGCGCAAGAGGCGTTGCGTAACAATCGACAACTGCTTAAAGAACATACGGAAAAACAGACTAAGAAACAAAAATAGATTACGGGCATGACCTAAGCGTTTTGCAGCGCGGTTGGTAACACACGGCAACGTGGGTAGATGACGCGCGTGGTAACACGTGGTCAGGCAAATTGCGCTAAAGAGTTAGGGTGTCGAGTGAGGCAGACGACGGGGGGCTTAGCGCATTAGGCTTCATCACACAACAACAAGATTGACATACTGAAAACAAACCGCAAACATAAAGTTGACAACATGGTTAGCGTTAACAAACATCAGCAAGCGCGACAGCGCGCGCTAGCACAACCGAGCAACGCGAGGGCGTGAGCATGACCAGCCACCACGACTACGAGTACACAAAAAACAGGGGGGTCATACTACGCGAACAACCCACCTGCACCGTCTGCAACCGACAGCCCAGCACACAAGTCGATCACATAATCCCAATCGACGCAGGCGGTGGACATGAGTTAGCAAACCTTCGAGGCATTTGCGCCAAATGCAACAACACACTCGGGCATCGCTACGTAACACAAC